AGCTACAATATCATTAACCTCTATCCAGTTACCACTTGGGTCAACATCTGTTATTTCATACCGTCCTGTCGTAATCTCTCCGCCGCCGTCAGAAACATAAGCCACCATACCGGCTTCAACTGCTGAGAACTCACCATCATCAATAAGATTGATTCGTTTCGTTGTATTGTTGTAACTGCAAACTGTCTCGTCAATAATACATAAGCCATTAACTGTAGTTAGTGTCTGCACCGCAGAAAGAGTTCCAGCTTCACCTGTACCATTGGCAGCTACATGAGCATCCCACCACGCCTTAGTACAACCGGCAGCAAGAGCCTCTCCTGTCTTGTCGCCTCTACCGCCGACTAAGAATACACTATCCTTTTGAAGAAAAATTACTCCTACAGCCATTATGTAATTAACTCCTTTGAAGGTGAGCCATCGGGGCAGATAGAGAAAAACAATTTTCCATCAAGCTTAGTCATAGTTACATCTGCATTTATCAACTCATTCATGCCACTCGACTCAATCAAACTTTTTACACGCTCGAATAAAAGATTATCTTCTGTTTCTTGAATTTTATGTAAAAGATATTCTTTAATATTTAATAGACACGGCATATCTTTACTTTCAACTTCAACCAAGTCTAGTAGTTGTCGTTCTGTAGATAACCGAACTTGCTCTTTACTCCACTGAGCTTTATTACAAGCAGTTTGAATCTTTATAAATATAGAATTATTTATCATAATTATCTCACAAATACCCTACCCTGAGCTGCAGGCATAGAATCAGTATAAGAAATATTAAATTTAGGATCATACTTTATTGCTTTAACTACTGGGTCAGTATTAGCAGGACTTGCAGCATCAAACAAATTTAAGCCCATATTAATATCTCGAGCTATAGGAGGCGTAGTTAAAACCCAAACACCTTTATTACTTCCATGCTTAGCTGCTACAACAGATGCGTCTCCCCAAGTAGTAGTAATAGCACCAGTAGTTTTATGAAACATAGCTCCAGAACTCAAATCAAAAAATACAGCATACAAATTTGTATAACTATCATCCGGAATTACTAAAGTTCTACTTTGATATAATCTATCAGTCGTCATTATATTTCCTCTTTAAAATGTTGTAGAAAACAAGTTATCTCTATAAATTCCATTTTCATAAATCCCATCTTCTAAAATTTCTCTAAGTTCTATATTATCTAAATATATTAACTCATTTTCTGAATTATCATCACCTACTAAGAAAGTCAAATCTTGAGCCGAAGCAGCATCTACAGTAGTTATTACATAAACTTTATCAATACCTACAGTTATCTCAAGTTCTAAAGCAGCAAAAGCAGAAGTAGCACTTATTGAAAATGTACCACTAAGATCCGTACCAGCAAGTATATCATAACGTAACTCATATCTTTTACCTATTACAGAGTTAAAGTCTTGCCCTAATTCAGAAGCAGCTGGAGTCGCGGCAACTAAATTTACAGCCGCATTACTATCTTGAACCCAATCTGTATCTGCAGTCCAACCTGTTAAGTCAGTAGTAAATTTGCCATTAGTAATTAAATCTCTGCCTAAATTCATTATAGCCTTCTATATTTAAGCATTAAGTTTAACAACTGTAGTTGCTGCTACTGTACAAATATAAGCATCCTCATTACCATAGTCCCAACATAAATCCCCAACTAGCATACCTACTCCATCAGGAACATCTGAAGATTGAAAAGCTCTATGTATCATATTATTTATAGATTTCATTTCAGTCTTAACAAAAATTTTTGCAAGAACCGACCTTCCGTCTCCTGCCACTGCCGCTCCAACTGTCATAATTTAACCTTTCAATTTATTAGTTGATTATATTGTTTTACTATAGTATCTATATGTTTATCTTTAGCATATTCATATGCAAGATTAGAATAAGTTTCATACATATCTTTATTAGTTGCAAGTAATTTACAACCATTAACTACATCTTTTATACTATAAGCTTTAACATAACAATCTAAATTTAAACCTTTATAAACACAATCTGGAAAAGCTACAGTTGGAATCTTAAATGACCCAGGACTAGTTAACTTTATAGTACCTTTCATCTCAGGAGGATGAGGTTTACGAATATAAGGAATTCTATATGCAATAGAAATATCTATAGTTTTATAGAAATCCACGATTTCTTTTCTAGTAGTCGACTCTTCCAACCATAAGACTTTAAACTCAAGTCCTACATTTTTCAAATAACCTTTCAACTCAAAAGGATTCAAACCTAAACATCTTTGACTTCCAGAATATCCTACAACTTTTACTTCTTTCCTTGTCCTTAACTCTCTATCATAATTACAGTGATTCTCATATATAGTAATCACTTCATTAGAAATTCTATTAAGAACATACTCAGCACCTACAGGCGTCATTACAAGAACTTTTATATTAGGTAATGTCCTTATAGATTCTAAAAATGTATCAGAATCTGACACATTAATATAAGAAGGTATTTCTAAATCAAACTTCTGTGGCAAAGTATAAACATAAAAATTTCCAGAAACATTTTTAAATTGTTCCGAACATCTTGATATAATATCAAAAGTAGGTTCATAACACAAACGTCTATTCATACAGAATATATTCATTTAGAACACACAACAACACATCCCATATAATCTATAGATTCTTTATAAAGAAAATTATTTGAAATAGCAAATCCTGCATTAACTATTAAGTCAATAAAAGTATCTTTATTATAAATCTGTTTATGACTAGCATTAACCTTTATAACATTCTCATCTACAGTACTCATATCACAAGTTGAAAAAATGCAAAGAACATTAGCAGGAATTTTTTCTAATAATTTTTTAGGATTTTCTAAATGTTCTAAAACATCTGCACAAATTAATAATGTTTGACTGTCAGCATCTACTTTAAATTCTTCTGATTCAATATCTGATTTTATCCAAGTACCTTCAGGAAAATTCTTCTGACAATCTTCTAAACGTTTATCAGAATTTTCCAATCCAATAACATTAGTACATATATCACTAAAAAATGTCTTAAGCTTACCACCATTTCCACAACCTATATCTAAAACTCTATTAAAATCATTTTCTATATATAGTTGTTTTGCTGCAGTATAAACAGGCAATTGAAAGATAACTTTTTCAATAGATTCGTCTCTTTTCTCAGGATAATAAACTTGCTCCTCACCCACATGCCCTACAACAACTCTAGTATCAATTCTAATTATCTTGTCCAAAGCCTTTAGATCTGAACAAAATTTAATATCACTTCTTTGAGAATATAATTGTCCTTCTTTATCCCGCTTCATTATATCTTTAAAATAAGGTTCTTCAATATGTTTAAAGATATCCAATTTAATTAAAGTACATCCAAAAGCACAAACATCTACTTGATAACTTTTTCCATCTATAGGAATATTTACCATATGAAAGTGATCTTCATCAGCTTTAACAAAACCTACCTGATTATTACTACCATTTCTTTTAACTATCAGACCACTGACAGCAGTCGCATCCTCATTTCCCAAGAGATGAGGTAACAAACTGCTGTCAATAATGTGGTCTGTATCAAGAAAAAGAATATGAGTACAATCCTTACTAATTGCAGTCTCAACTAAAGTATTTCGAGCCTTAGCCACTGTCACCTTTTCTTGAAAAAGAAAGATAACATTAAACCTTTTAGCCCATTGAGAAAAAGCAACTATATGATTAACATAAACTTTTGGATATATATAACCATAACTATGCACTGCAATAGCGATCTTGGGATTCGCACTCATAACTTATTTTCCTTTATTTTTACAAACAGTTAATATAAACATCTTTAGCATAAGTTGAACCAGTATCAGCTGATACAACTTCCATACAAGTGAAAGTCTGCCTACGAGTAGGAGCAGTTCCAACAGCGGTAGCTCTAGTTAAAGTACTAGCACCATCAGCAGCCTGTAATTCATCACCAACTGCAATAGCCGTACCACTTACACCAAGCACCCTAGCACCATTAAAGTAACCTTCTGCCTGAACCCAACCATAACAGTCTCCGCCAGAAGCAGCAATAGCCGTTACTGCAATACCCGCATTTAGCATTAAATCAGCTGTTACAGGAGAATTAACACTTTTAATAAGAGATATACTACTTACATTACCTGCATCATAACATACGGGTTGCTTAGCAGTAAACGCCGTTGCGTTCCTATTTTTTACATACCTAAAAGCCCGACCATACTCATCCCTACGAATAACTCCAACTCCATCTTTATCCGTAGCAGAAAGTTCAGTCAACTTTGTCCGAAAAAGAATCTTTTCAGCCATAATAGTTTAACCTTTCTTAACTTAACTTAATTAACTTAACTTACCCAATGGAAGTAACCATGTCGTCTAGGCTGTTGAGTTGTCATTCCTATAGCTGTACAAACTATATATGCTACACGCTCCATTGCATTAGTACCAACACGCCATTCAGTCATGTCGAACCATACAGTTGGATCATATACATACTTAATATAGTCCAGATTTAGGAACATCATTTCATTACCTAATGAAGGTTGATTAGTTGCGACTTCTAACTTATTAGTATAAGTAAACGTCGCACCCTTAAAGGTAAGAGTCTCAAATCCTAAATCAGCCGCCATTCTATCAAATGCTGTTCTTACAATTTGATGCCTATCAGCAACTTCATCTTCATAAGCCTCATAAAGATTTTGAGATGCAAGAATAAAGTTAGGACTAGCTTGACCATTAGTAATCATGTTGTAGATATGAGACATATCTTTTCTTATATTAAGGTCAAAGGGAGCTGTACCAGCAAGAATCTTATTTGTACGAGATTCAGTTGAAGCAGATGTACCAGACCAGTTCCTCCACCATGTGTTAGACCTATTAATATTACCATTATTAGTACCGGAATTATAAGCATCACCATTACTACCAGTACCACCACTTGTACCAACAGTAATAGCTGCATAAGGAGCACAAACATCAAACAAACCTTTAGGTTGTGCAAGAGTATCCCAAGTACCATACTGATGAATCATTGTCTCAATATCCTGAGAAACAGATTCTTTAGCAACTTCAAGTCTACGAGCTACATAAGACTTAATTTTACTAGGACCTTGATTCTTCTGATCATCAGTAAGACTTCTATTAATATCAACTAAGAAGTATGCCCAATCCCATCTTGCCATAGTATCTATTTCAGTTTCATTCTGGTCTAAGACAGTACCCTTAACAAACCTCTGCGTATTTTTCTTGCCGTAACCAACAGTTTCGGTAAAATACTCACCACCGACCTGAGGAAACATGCAACCAAATTCTCTTAAAGCCAACCATACAACATTACTTTCCATAATGTTATCTTCTACGGCCGCCTTTATCTCATACCAAGTATTGACGAAATCATCGTCAAGAGTCCTAGTAAGTGTTGGTAGCGTTGCATCCATTTAAATTCTCCAATCTTAAAAAATAATATAATTAACATTAGCACCGATAAAGATTAGGTCATTCATTTCCTCCAGCACGCCGAGCTTGAACTCTATCTATAGCTTCTTCAATATTAATTCTGAATTGCCTTTTACTAGAGATTTTTCTCTCAACAGCTTTTTTAGTTCTCTCAACAGCTTTGTCAGCCGTAGAAAGATCTACATTCGGTTTCTCTGAATCTGTATGCTTAGTAGCAATTACGCCTTTAGCTTTCTGAAATTTTACCCAATCATAAGCATCTTGATAAGAGAAAGATTGATGTTTTTTAAGTACTTCTCTTATCTGCTCTTTATACTCATCAAAATCTTTATTATCAGTTCTTACTTTATCTAAAGCTATACTAGCTTCTGTTTTTAAAAGTGTACCTTGAATATTATCAAACTTAGCTTCAAGACCTTCAAAACCTTTATTAACTTCTGCAACAGATTGTTCTCTAGTAGCATCTACCATAGTTGTAACAGCATCAGCCACTACTTCAAGAAGCTCTGTATTTGTCATAGAATTAATATCTTCAGGAGATTTTTTAACCTCTGAATTATGAACTCCAAATTTAGCTCTAAGATTCTTTTCTTTCTCAAGTCTATCTGTCTCACCATCTTCTTTTGTTTTCTGCAACTCCTCAATTTTCTTAGTACTTTCAGATATAACTCCAGAGGCTTGTTCTAACCTAGTAGTTAATTCCTGAATAGTCTGCTTCATTTCTATAGTTTGAGGACTATCTTCTTCTTTTTTTTCTACTTTCTCATCCGACATTGTCTTACTTCCTTTCACTTAGCCTTTGGGCTCTTTTTAATTCTAAAATTTCCTGTAACGTTAATTTTTTAGGTTGAAGAGTTTCTTGAATTTTTATATCCTTATAAGTTTTATCAACAGATTTTACTTCTTCTTCAGTATAAGGTTTTTGAGACTGAATAGATTCAAATACTTCAGATTTCCTAAGTCCATTAGTTCTTTCAATAGGTAAAGTTTGTATTTCTATATCCTCAATTTCTATTAATTTTCCATTAGAAGAAACTTCAATTTTAGCAGGTTTAGCCACAAGTTTTTCAATCTGTTCTGTATTCATATCTCGCTTAACTTGTAAACGATATTCTCTTATATGATTTCTATAAACCTTCTTTATTGCTAGAGTCATCCTATTAAATACAGTTTTATTTACATGAGGACCTGTAATATCAACTTTAACTCTACCTTCATGATTAATAAGTACTACAAATTTTGATTCTTCTTTCACAGTAACGCTCCTAATTCCAAGTCTCTACTTTTAGCATAACTTCGCATTTCCTTTTTACTATAAAATGTTTTAGGTTGAGCTTCAACATTAGTTAAAGTAATGCCTTCTGCGGGAAAACAATCTACAAAACACAAACTAGGAACTGTAATCATGCTTTCACCGCAACACTCTGGATTATCATCTGACATTTTTTGAAAAACATCTTTTAAAATTTTACCACACTTTGAACATTTAAACTTATAAATTGGCATTGTCTTGCTTCCTTATACAGATGCTTGATTTTGAGCAGATTGATTTTGAGCAGGTTGCTGTGAAACCTTATTCATAGAACTTATTAGTTTCTCAAAAGAAGGATCTCCTGAAGCATCTATAAGATAATCCAATAAAACTGCTAAACCTTCTGGAGGAACCATACCAGCAAACTGTTGTAATACCATCATAGCTTCTACTTTTCGCTCAGACTTCCCTACTATACGTTTTGTATTAAGCATAGTTGTATAACTATAATCACCTTTTAACTCTGTACCAGTAAAGGTAATCGCTTTACCTTCATTCATAATACCTCTTGGAGTTTTCCAAAAAGTAAAGATAAAATTATTAAAGCCTTTTATACAGTTACCATACATTTTTCTAACACAATCAATTCTTCTTCTTTCTCTCTTATCAGAACCCGCAGCAACATGAGAAACTTCTCTAGCAGTTCTTCGAGAAGACGCATCAAATTCACCTAACTGGTTTCTAGAATATCCAATGGCATCTCTAGCATTAGATCTATTTGCATTACTATCTAATACATAATTATAATTATTGGTACTACTAACTGTAGTAATTACATCTTTACCATTCCTCTGACCTTTATAAAAACCTGCTCCACCAACATCAGAAGAAATCCATTTTTCAGCTTCATCTCTATCCAAAGCCTTTTCATCTATAAGATAACGTAAAACACTAAGACGCCTAGTTTTATTTGCTTGAATAGCTATATCATTTTCTTCTGCCTGATTTTGTCCAAGATAATAAGCCTGAGGAGTAGTCCAAAAACTTCTAGAACCCTGTACAAATCCAGTAGCTACATAAGGCATACCATACAACTGTAAAGCATCTATATCTTTTCTAAGAAATTTATCATAATCATTAGTAATAACAATTATCTCACCAGTCCGTCTATCTCGAATTTCCCAAATCTCATTGAATACAACAAAAGAATTCTGTTGCCAAGAAGAAGCCCGAATAACATCTGTCCGTCTATGAGGACTTCTTTGAACTCTCTTATCAGATTCCATATAAGCTTCCATAGACATCTGAGATTCAAGATTCTTAGTATTCGAATATTTAGGATCTTTCTTTAAATCAGCATTTAATCGAATAATTCTATGAGCTACCCATCTAGCATCTTCCAATTCTCGACAACCCCAAGGTACTACAAAATCTTTAGGATTAACTGGTCTAGCCCAAGGCATACCTGGCTGATAATCATTATACTCTATTCTATTACCTTGTTTATCAAACTGAGTATAAGTACCACCAGCAGCACTATCAACTAATAGCCCTGTATCATAATCAGGATCCCATCCCCATTCACTATCATATCCTAACTTCATAATTGCTTTACCCTTTAAGTAATTATGAAGCATAGTTTGCTCAACATTATCTTTAAGCCGAGTTTTTCTAGTTAGCCAATTATCTACTGCTTCCAACATAGGAACTTTATCAACAGCACTAGGAGTTTCAGCTTGTATAGTAAATTCCGGTTCGGGAACTATAAGACCGGATAGAAGAGAATCACCCATACTATAAATTAAATTAGCACCAACCGACGCATCTCCATAAGGACTATTATAGAAATTCTGCTCAAGTTTATCCCAGGAATCTTCATATCCATATATCCTGCGATACTCAAGACCATTTTCTATCTCAACCATCCAGTCATCTGGAGTCATTTTAGCCATTAGCTATCTGTCCTCTATAAGGCCTAACATACTTAGGATTAATCAAATCTTTTCTATTACCCATATCATAGCGATAATTTTTGATCTGATTATTACGTTTTCTTATTTCATTTAAAATACTAAGTCCTGAATTAGGTTCAGCTAATTTTAACTTATATTCATTAACCTCATGCTCAGCATTTACTTCTGCCCAGAAAGGCAACTGAAGTTGCAAAGCATCAGGTAAATCATCATGAGCACCTTTAGGAAACGCAAGTAATTCTCGTTCAAGATTATCATGTCTTACTCTTATAAAAATTCTATTATTACAAAAGAAAGGTTGTAATGCTCTAATCCTATCTTCTTTAGAACCTTTTAAACCTTTAATCTGAACTACAGGAAAATTTCTACCTAATTTATTTTGTTTCTGTTCCAACCAATAACACAAAGTTCTCTGATAAGATATAGCTTCAATTCGAACTTCTATAGGATGATACTTAGCTTCATGTCTAAAGATATTATCTATAAGTTGTCCAGGAGTCATCCGCTCTCTAGTATATTCAATTACATAGATATGGCCATTTCTAGGATTAATTCCAGTAGTCATAACTACATTATAATCAGGATCTTCTGACTCTTCCATATCAGAAGCAGCAGGGTCAACTGAAGTACAATATAACAAACCCTTAGGAGCTTCTTCATAATAGTTAATCCAATCTCTTTGAAAGACTTGATTCGAAGCACTAGTCGGGTCATTCATAAAGAGAGCAGAAAACATATAAGGACCTAAGTCCCGCTCTAGATCTAAAAGAACTTCCTCATCAAATCTATCCCAAACTACTTTACCTTTAGCATCTGGTAAACCATTCTCATCTTCCCGAACAGCCCTAGTTATAACTTTATAACTTGGATTATTATCCATTACCCAAGATAATAAATCTCTCTCAGCCCAACGAGTGCCGACAATAAGAATTTGAGAATGTTTAGGGTCAATAAGTAGAGGATGAACTAATCTATGCCATCCAATAGCCTTCTCAATTTCAGCCTTAGTCGGCTGCATCATAATACCTGTCAAGGCATCTTTTGATGGACTAACAGTATCATCCTCTACAATTAAATCATAATGTCGAGAAACAACAGCAGTTCCAATACCAGCAGCTTCAAATGTTCCTTCAGGTGCCGCAATCTTTCTATTAAGTGTTAGACACTCGGACTTCCACACAGAATTTCTATTTGGTAAAACTTCAGGATAGCAAGCTCTAAATAATTCATTCTGTTCTACTAACTGCCTAATATTATAAAGCTTTTTACAAGCGTTACCAAAAGTATTCTGTGTAATCAAAATCCTAATATTAGGATTATTAACAGCTCTCCACATAGGATAAGCAATAGAAGCTATAGTTGACTTAAACCAATCTCGAGGCAACACCACAATTTCTCTAGGATGTAATTCAAAATTTTCTAAATCTTTACATATAGGCCTATGAATATCTTGAGTTAATAAATCAAAACCAAGAATAGCTCTTGCAAAAAAGAATAAAGAATCTCTACCCTTCTGTGCAAACTTATTAACTAATTCTTGTTCTAGTTCTATTGCCATAATTTAGTGGTCGTAGCACGCTCATCGCTACGCTTGCTACGCTCGCTCTAGCTTCCTTCACTATGTTCGCTTCGCTCACTCGGGACGGTTTGTGTTGGAATGTAATGATTTTTAGTAATCTTTATTAGAAATAATCCGTTGTTAATACAGGCAGCGACCCATTCCAACCTGGCACAGACCGTCAGAACTGTGTTATTCCAATTAGTAGGCCGCTACCTGTACTGTGAAAGAAGCAAGACGCTGTTCGGATTTTTACTAATTTTCCGTAAGTGGTTCAAGGTCTAATTCTATAGTTTTTTCTATACGTTGTAAATCTTCTTTATCTAAAACAAAGATGGTATTTCCAGTTGTTTCCATCTTAGTTAATTTAGGATAGCCGGCTCTATCTAATATATCCGATGCTGATTGACGTGTGATAGATGGAGAACAATCTATAGAACCGTCGACAAAACCACAAAGTTTTTCTACAGCTGCCCGAGCTCCTTCTTTCAAGGTTTTATTTATGGATTCTGAGTCTGAGAGAGAATCCGAAACTTGGGATGAAAGTTTATTAGAGAGGGAATCGTCAAGTATAGCCCGTCTTTGTGCGAGGGTGTCCTGAAAGATAGTAGAAGATTTTATATCATGGATATTCTGTGGAGTACATTTGAGAGCTTTGGCGATGTCTACAAGTTTCCAACCCGCAATTATATAGTCCATAATCCGCAAGTGTCTAGGAGAAAGATTTTGTATTTCAGCTTTGGCCAATTTAGTATTTCATCCGATGAAAAAGTGATTTTAAAAAAAGTTTTAAAAAAAGTTTTAAAAAAAGTTTTAAAAAAAGTTTTAAAAAAAGTTTTAAAAAAAGTTTT